CCAGTTACGCTTAGTCTCCCTGACTTTTTCGGGGTTACTCTTGCGATAATTTTTCGAGGCTTCGTAATTACATTTTTTACACCAAGATCTAAGTCCATCAGAGGTGTATGAGTGATTGCCGAAATTATCTAGGCTAAGAGTTTGCTTGCATTTGTTACAAGTCTTAGAATTAGTCATGTTGGACTCCTTACTAGTCTGACCACGCCTCGGGATGTTTGCGCATCGCCGGGGCACTTCTATTCTATAACCTTGATTCCAAGTCGAGCATCTTACTCATCGTCTGCGTGGCTGTCATGGCAGACTCAATCGCCCTAATCTTTTGTTTGATTCGGTCGCGCTCGATTCGCTTGAGGTCTCTCTTGAGCCTGACCTCGTTAGCTTCGAGTCTTGCCAGCGCTGTGCGATCTGCTACTGTGCCATCTCTGGCTATAAAGGCTTTGTTCTCTATGCGGTCTAGCTCAGCCTCTGCATCGGCTAGTTCTATCTCGGCATCATAGAGGGCGTTATTGCCCCTCTGGTTCTCCTGAATCAGCCTCTGTAGCTCTTGGATAATTTGTGTCGGCGAAGATGACATTAGCTAACTCAACTGTTCTGTCAATGAGTTCGATTGCCCAGAATGTAGCCAGCTCACGATTTCCCTGCCTTAGTGCCACTAGGTAAGCTTCCGCTAGTTCCTTGCGACTCGCCTCCAGTAGTGAGGTCATCGGCTTTCCTCTTTATCTCTGCCAGCTCTTCTTTCGTAGCTCCCTGCTTCTGAGCCTTGATGTAGAGTCTGCGTAGTCCATCTACTGAATCCAGCTTACTAGCCTCAAGTAACCAGTCTTGCTTGTTGGCTACTCTGGTTGCCTTTTCCATTTCCTCTCGGCTCGGTCTCTTTGACCCACTGAGGTTCATGTTGGCCAGCGCTCTACCGATGCTTGAGGTCTCACAGTTCTCTAGAGCAGCTTGCTGATTCGCCATGCCCTGTCCGTCAATCTCGAAGGCGTGTCCGGTAGCTTTCGGCAGGTTAGCAGCCTGGTCACCATCGGTCAGGAAGATAGTTGTCTTTACCCTCCAGACCTTGTTGAGCCTGTCTGATTCGGTTGTCAAGTCCTCTGTGATGATTCGCCCATCAGGGTGCATCTCATAGAAGCGGTTGATGCGTGTCTCTACTGTCTCGTAACTGTTGAGGTCGAATTTAGGCATCGTCAATCACCTGCCAATCTAATTCGGTCTTGCCGATAGTAAAGCCTGAGTAGAATCCATCCACCCATAGCTCCTGAACCTCGCCTATCTGATCTATGCGATAGCCCATGAGTTGACCGGTGACGATAGTGCCACCTTTTGCCAGCGATACGAAATCGCCTACTGTTAGCTCCATTATTTCCCTTTCACTATTTGGAGATAAGGCTTACCCTCACCTCTCTGTCGCTTGATTGCAGCTCTGTATTCCTTGCCCTCAAACTCAACTACACCATACTTAGCATCCTGCATCGCGTCAAGCGTTCTAGCTTTCAGCTCGTTCAGCGTGTCGGTTAGCTTGTCTATCTCGTTCTGAGTGTTGACCAACTGAACACCGAGGTCACCCAAGTCCACAGAACCCTCGTCAGAGGGCGTAGAAAGCTCTCTAACAGCTTTGTAGGTTGCCTCTGCACCATCCCAGTCAGGCTTGATGTTGTTGGCTATGTTCTCCTCCCAGAACTGCCGAGCTAATTCTCTCTGCATCTCGACAATGTTTAGATCACACTCGACAAAATACTCTTTGTAGTCACCTGCTTCGAGCGTTACAAAGATAACTCCGTCTGCCGAAAAGACATCAAGGTAGTGATTCACCTGTGCCATGTAATGCTCGGGAATCTCATCCCAGTAGTTGCGTGTTGTCTTGACCTCGACTATGTAGAGCTTGTCACCTTCGTAGGCTAGAGCGTCAGGGTTAGCTATCTGCCATGGCCTGTCTGCGTGACAGTAGGTTGCTGTTGTAAAGACACTCAGCTCAGGGTGTTCGCTTTGGAATATCTCTAATATCGGTTCCTCTAGGTATCGCCCTAGCTTCATCCTGGTGTTGTCTGGGACAGCATCATCTATCTGCCCTGTTTTCTTGTGGAACAGTGCGTAAGGCGACTCATAAGGATTGACTCCTAAGAGCGTTCCGCAATCCGTTCCGGTGATGCCTTGCTTGCGTAGTTTCAACCAAGCTTTAGATCCACTGTCGAAGTCACCTAATAACCGCGCCGACCTTATCTCTGTATCTATAAACTTCTTCAATTTGACTCCTATCTCTGACAGACACTAATGTAACCCATAGACATTATGATTAGCAAAGAATTATTGCAGCTGCTCGAATTAGCCGAGCAAGTGAGCGCCGAGTGTAAAGAGAATCCTGATCTGTTCTTCCCAGAGGATTGGGACATTGAGGGAATGAGCGACAGCACCAAGGCTAGAAACCTAGCTAAGAAGATGTGCTTGCGTTGCCCTATCAAGAGCGAGTGTTTGAGATACGCCCTAAACGCTAAAGAGCAACATGGCATCTGGGGAGGGCTGACAGCTCATGAGCGTAGGGACTTAAGACAAAAGACTCGACTATAAAAGCCGAGCCTTCTGCAACCAAGAAAGAGGTTACTCAGAAACCTTAGTCTTAGTGATGATTGATGTCAACACCGATAGCAAACCTGCACCCAAGCTCACCGAAGTGAGAGAGTAAAAGTCAACGCTAAACAGTCCGACAGTTCCAGTTCCTAGAAACGCCACAGCAGACTGAGCCACAGTCTTGATAGCTCTCTCTCCTGCGTATGTCCAAAACTCAACGCTAAATAGCTTCATGGTTCTATGTCCTTATCTTTATTCATTCGGTCATCTGCAACTGCTGAGGCTGTGTAGGCAGACAAGATTATTGTCAGCAGCGCAACAGCTCCATTTATTAGTGTAGTAGCCACCTCTGGATAGATGAAGAAAGCAAGCGCACCGAATAGCACCATAAACACAGCTAGGCGATATGCACCATAGACCAGTTGCCTTCTAAACTTCCAGCGGTCTTTTCCCTCGTTCGGTTTGCCTAAGAAGAACAGTGCATCCTTAGACCAGGTGAAGAACCTTGTTACCTTTTCTTTAAGTGCCAAAATCTTCCCATCTTTGCGCCGAGGTTGTGCTGAGGCTTTACCTTCTCCTGACGCTTCTGTTTCTTTATCTTCTGGTTGATGAACTTCTCGGCATCAAAGGTCTTGGCATAGCGTGGATCAGGTTTCTTTGAGACAGTCAGGTGTAGGTGAACTCCCCTGCTGCAAGTGCCGGTATTGCCACACAGCCCGATAGGTTGCCCTGCCTCTACTCGGTCACCTCTCTGAACATTGTTGTTACAGTTAGACCCATCCTCATGCCCTGAGCCATCACAGTTCACACCATGCTTCTGACAGGCTAAGTGAGAGTAACCGAAGAACAAGCCATGCTCGTCAGTCTTTAGCTCCACAATCCAACCTAAGCAGGATGAGTAGAAGATGTTGTGTATCACGCCATCACTTACCGCCCTGACGAATTGCTTAGCGTCACCGCGATAATCTGTCCCTCGATGCTTAGAGGTTCTAGGTGGCTCTCTATCGCCATACTTATCGCCGATTAGTTTCGGTGGAAGTGGGTGTTTCCATGTCATATGACTATTCTACATCTGCGTGTTCGGTAAAAATGTAAAACAGAATTGTCAAAATTTGTAAAGTGCTATACATGTATATCAACACTTAGAGGCTTATGTGTTGGTAAAAAGGTAGCGTAGAAACAGATAAAACAGTAGCGTTAGAGGGTGAGAGCTCCGTCCGAAACTCCCAGTCCCCTAACTAACTCAGGTTATTACCATCGCTGTTTATAGTTTAGTGGAGCTGGGCGGACTCGAACCGCCTTCTTGAGCGTTCCGTCATGCGGCACTACACTCAATCGAAACCAATCAGCCCCTAGAGGAGTTTGAGTTGCCGAACCTCAAAGAGTTGTCCATCATAGATTAGATCACAGACAGAGCATTTAGGCTCGTCACAATACAGAAATGAGTCCACCGACAACCGCCGATACTCCAGCAAGCAAACCTGCGTAAGCGACTTTTTCTATCCAGGCGTTCTTGGCTTGTGCTAGTTCTAGTTCTCTGACCCTGGTCGGTATCTGCTCCATGTTCGAGAGGCGCTCAGATAGCTCTATGAGTAGTTTCTCGTTCTCTAGC